CAGCGTCATATTTGTATATGAGACAGAGTGTAGACATATTCGAGTCATTAAGTAACTCTGTCTCAATAGCAAACGTAGGTCGTAATTGTAATTCTGTAGTGTATTGTGATAATGATTTTGAAGTAGCGCTGTTATAATCAGATGCAATCATTTTAGCAGCATTTGCTTTGAGCTGGTTACCGATTGCATTAACAGCAGTCATGCCCATATTTACAATATCCATAACGAATTCCTTTTTAGATAGAAAGGTTAAAAATAAAATGTCAGATTCTGTACATAGTGTCGAAAAGTTCTTAGAGCAAGAACTACGCGAAGGTAGGCTAACAGGACTTTCCGAAAAATTTCTTACCAATACCGTTGATTTTATAGACCATCTTGTAAAAATGAAACACGGGTTTAGTGTGTCAAGTGCAATGGCAGATACCTTTAAAGGTCCTAATATTCTTGCTAACACACCCATGATTAAACCAAATACCAATCAACCAGGATATATCTTTACTACTCGACCAGATTTAAACTTATCTTCTGCCAATATTAAAATTGAAAGAAAGATGATGCCATTGTTAACAGCGAATAAGAATTCGCTCATGCACGCTATACGGATGATTCTATCACCTCGTTTAGCTAAAAGAATGGAACAAATCGAATATGGTGGTTCACTAGGTAAAAGTGATTTACCACGACATCCTGGTTCTAATCTGGTTGACCCAAATTATCCTTTCATTGCTGTTTCTGATAACTTAGTGAAATCATTAACAGGATGGCCTTCTAGTGGTCTAGGTATTCACAGTACACCTGCTGGTATTCTAAAAGAAGTACACATCATGGCAGATGGCCCTAGTACCTATAATACAGAGTATAGTTTAAACTTAAGTTTGCACGCCATGAAAGGCAGTGCTACTTTATATCTGTATTATTATTGGATTCAATATATTGGTTTTGTCTTATATCAAACATATGGCATGATGCCATGGCCTGAATATTTAGGTAACGGCAGAATGGACTACACTTGTAGAATCTATCGCCTCATAATGGATGAGACCCGAACGTTCGTAGAAGAAATGGGTGCGACTGGATATGCGATTCCAAGAAGCGTAGACATCGGTCCTTACTTCGATTATTCCAATCCAACTGACAATCCAAGACCTTATGTTGATAGAACAGTAGATGTTGAATTTGCTTGTTCTGGTGCGATTTATTTGGATGAAATTTTAATTAAGCAATTTAATAATACTGTGACATTATTTAATCCAAATATGGCAAATGGATTACGTGAAAGATTCTACGTTAAAGTGTCTAAGAAATACCAACCAATATTTAATAACTATTGTTATCCTAGAATTAATCCTATTTCACGTGAACTAGAATGGTGGACAACTAAGGATATGGTAAAAGCCAAGAAAGATATTATTCTGTTAAGTAATATTGGTCCCTATTAATTATTAGAGGAATTAAAAAATGACTGAAGCTATACATGCCGATTTAATTTCGGATATTGTAGAAAATGTATCTAGCTATTCTGCTTCTCCAGCACGATTGCAACGAGATGCATTAAAGACCATTCAAAAAGTATTAGACAATGAACTCGGTATTATCTCGGCAGAAAACCCTGTTGCTTTATGTCTTGAAATGTCCGCCATGCAAACAGCCGGTGCTGTAAATAAAGCATGGTTATTAAACCGTAGACAATATCCTGTATCTGCTCAAACTCATGAAGATTTATATTATCACTTAAGTGATTTGGATTGGGTAGGTGTATTTGGTTTACCTGCTAAAGCCAAGTTTGCTGTTTCATTCGACTATGCTGAAGTTCTACAAGTATTAAAACCTTTACCAGATGGTAGTGGTAATCTATTACGTATTCCACGAGGTATGCGAATCACTGTAGGTGAAGTAGACTTTATGTTAGATTACCCTGTTAATATCTTACAATTAAAACATGGTGGATTTAGGGTAACTTACGATACTACTGAAAAATCACCTATCCAAACATTATCTAGTAATATTGCTTATCACGAAGTATCTCAAGCAATGGTAGGTGCAAAACGCCTTTCTATTGTATTAGAGATGATTCAAGTGCGTGAGATTACTGTAGAAGATAACATCACTGCTAACATGAATATTACTCTGTCTAAAACATTTGATGACTTCTACCACTATGCTCGAGTATTTCATGGCGATGGTGTATCTAAATGGAAAGAGATGGCTACTACTCATTGTCCTGATATTTACGATTTATATAAACCTACAGCTGTATTAAAACTAGTAGAGAATACAGAAGACTTTACATTATCAATGTCTATCCCTAAAGTTTATAACCAATTGACTAACCCAGCAGCAAGCCCAGTGGTTTCTGGTTCATTAGGCGGTCGTGTTAAATTAAATATCTATACTACTTTAGGTAAGATAGACATGAATCTAGATGCCTATACACTAGACCAATATAGTTACGACTTCTTCCCTCAAGGTTCTAAAAATCGTGACTACAGTGAACTAGATGAATTCAGTAGTGCGCTAACTTCTTTACATAGTGTTATTATCTTCAGTAGAGATTATGTCAACCAAGGTCGTGACCCATTGACATTTGAAGAATTACGTAGCCGTGTAATTAATAATACAGTAGGCCCTAATGAGGTTCCTGTAAGTCACGTTGCATTGACTGACCATTCTTTAGATAATAGCTTTAAGATTATTAAATCTGTAGACTATGTTACTAACCGTGCTTATTGGGCAGTACGTGGAATGCCAAAACCAGAGAACTCTGATTTGATTACACCTGCTGCTGCTTCTATTGAAACACTGACAACTACGATTTCAGGATTAGTCGGTACAGGTACTGTAAAAGACAATGAGAAACGTGTAACCATTATGCCTAACTCTATCTATTCCATGTACAATGGTAAGATGTCTATGTTAGACCATACTGAGATTAAACGTATATTGGATTTGAGTGCTGAAAATAGAGCTAAAGAAGTAAACAGTAAAGAGATGTTCTATTCACCATTCCACTATGTAGTGGATAATGAAGATGATACTGTTAAATTACGTGCTTACTATTTAGATTCACCTAAAGCCATTACGAAATACTACAATGAAAGTAACAATAAGATTCCTATCTCATTGACTGTTTCTGATAAGTACAGTATTCGTCGTTCTGATAATGGATATATTATTCGTGTAGAGATGAAGTCTAATTCTGATTATAAGAAATTACCAGATGACAGACTTTGGGCACAATTGTTAGTTAAGCCTTATCAGGATAAAAATGACGTTTATTTAAATGGTAGATTAGTGGGTAAAAATAGTGATGAAGAACCTATCTTCGAATTTGAATTAGTGACTAATTTTGACTTAGATGATAACCATTGTTTGATTGTAAATAACTTATCTTTAAAAGGTTCTAGTGACTTAGACATTCCTATTGACTTAGATAATAATTTTGAATTGTTATTTGGTTTTTATGGTAATGTAGATGGCTGGAGTCGTATTACTTTAGATGATAAAGTAGGTATCCATTTGTTAGAGAATGATGCTAAAGTCATCTTGAGTGAAAGTATCCGTATTCGTTTAGGACATCATTTGAAATGGTTATGGTCTCGTGCAAGAACATATGCTGATGAAGTTATCTACAAACGCTATACTGAAAACATTCCTATGTTATACGAAGAAGACGTATATGCTAAAGACGCAGTAACAGGTTCTATTATTAACATTGTAGATGGTAAAGTTAAATATAACCTAGTACACCGTAAAGGTGAGCAGATGGTGGATAACGATGGTCAGTTAGTCTGGAAACATCGTCAAGGCGATATTATGCTGGACAATAATGGTCAACCTATTATTGATAGACCTCGTGATATTATTCGTCGTTTAGAACTGATGGTAATTGATGCGACTTACTGGTTTGCTACTGATGATATTGCTACTGAATATCGTAATGAATTAGTAGACTTATTCATTGACTGGATTGTTTCTGACTTAACACCGATTAATGAGAAAACACTAGAACAGACAGGTATCTACTATTATCCTTCAGCTACCATGGGTCAGTTAAAAGTAATGTATAATGAAGGTATTGAAACTTACATCAATGCAGCACAATCATTACAAATTAATTTAACTGTATCTCGTCAAGTATACAATAACATCGATGTAATCAATAAAATCAAAGAAGCCACTATTCGTGTACTGAATGAGGAAATCAGTAAAGAAACAGTTTCTGTTTCTACTATTGTTTCTAAATTAGTAAAAGAACACGGTGATGATGTCATTGGTCTAACTGTAGGTAACTTAGGTGGTAGTGACCGTATTATTTCATTTACAGTGTTAGATGAAAGTAAGCGTGCTACTATTCGTAAGAAACTGACTATTCAATCAGATGAAACATTATCTGTTGATGAAGACGTTACTTTCAACTTCAAAGTACATAGCAGCGAAGAAGAAAGAATTAAATCACTATAAGAAATATTACTCTACTACCCAATTAAGGGTAGTAGAGTAATTATCTTTATGCTCTAAATTCTTCAGCTACTGTTTTACATTGTAAACCAAATTGACGTACTAAATTATTAATCTCTTTAGAGAAAGTCTCATTTGGTTCAGATTCACTGTATTGACCTAAGAAGTCTAATACCAATGCCATTGCATCTTTACAGCTATTATAGAAAGTATACAATTGATTATAGGCTACTGCTTTGGTCAAGAATGAATAACTAATATATCGAATCACTTCTTTAGTTAAATTATTCAAAACAGACAATGCTGCGTAAGTATCATCATCTTGTCCTTTAACTAAGTTATCTTGAATAGATTTAGTTAAGACATCATTATACCAATCTAGATAAATCTTAGTACTACTTACGTCACTAATTAACAAACTAGAAGCGCCAACAATTGTATGTTCAAGTCTATTGAAGTTAGAATTTAAGATTTCTAAACATTGTTTACCAAATAAGCTTTTACCATTAGTATCTTTTACTATAGGTTTAAGCACTTCATCAATAGATTTACGATTCCAGTATTGATGAAATAACAATCTATTCACTGTATTAGTTGTAATAGCGATTTGTTTTTTCATTTCTGTATTAGCTTCAGAACTTCTTGTTTCAACCCATCCTGCAATACTATTATACAAAGCACTTAACTCTTGTCCACAGTTATCTAGTTTTTCTGTAAAACTTTGTTCGAATATATCCCCATTTAAATAGAGGACATCCATGAAATTATTAATACGATCACCATGTACCATATAAGCAAGATAGCTAAATGGAGAATTAATCGTTTTAAAGTTAGACTCGATAAACTCTTCCAGTGTAACTTTATTAACTTTAGGATTATCATATTCATTAAATAAGAATGAATAACCTGCTACTTCTGGGTCTTGTCTAGTATATTCAGCTACACAATCGTGACGTGTTTCTACAGCTTCTAATACTTCTTTATCGTAGATAGCTAGATTAATGTCTTCACGTGCTTGTTTCTTATCTTCTACTAATTGTGCGTAGATTTTATCTAAAATAGTACGAACAGTAGTTAAACGAAGTGACAGACTTTCACCCTTACCATATACCTTACCCAGTTTATCATTAATCACCATAATGGCTTGAGGCTCTAAGCTATCACCTTCCATTGGTCGGTTATCACCATAGGTTAACAAACGCAGTGCAGTATTATAGTAATCATTAGCCAGTTTCTGGTTAATCACACATTCGTTTGTACAAATCTGCTCTTGAATAGTCTCTTCAGTTTCAGTTAATAAATGGTGAGATGGTGTAGAAGTATATTCATTTGCTTCTTCTAGTGGGATATCTGATTGAATCTCAATTATCGTAGTACGGTCTTCACGAGAGATGCATCCTTTATCTTTAATGAATACTAACATATTGCGTAAAGATTCATTAGAAGATTCTAGTTTAGCTACTTCATCTTCAGAATGTTCTACTTCTTTTAATTGCTCTACAGTATTGTTAATTGCTTCTGTAGGAGCATTTAAGATTTCTTCAATAGAAGTATTACTCTTATTAGTAGTAGGTTCAGTATCAGAAGATTGTCCTGATGGCTCATTACTTTCTTTATGTTGCTCAATTGGGGTGGTAGTATCTATATCATCCCAAGAATACTTATTACTAGACATAACAATTTCCTTTTTATTTCTATGAAAATGGTTTTACACTCATAGGTTTTAGATAGAAAGGTTAATAAAAATGAATTTATTTAGTGACGTTGTGGAGAACGATTATAAGACTGGCCCGTATTTCATTCCTAATCATATTGGTTTAAGTGAAGATGACCAAAAGAGATTAGGTGAAATTCGAGAAAACTATATAAAAAGAATACAAAAAGAAAATAATAACACTCAATCAAAATAGTTTTAATATAATTAGATACTCCTACTTAATTGTAGGAGTATCTAATCTATTTTACGCTTTATTTATTAGAACCAGTGGCTAAGTTATAAGCAATACGTGCTACTTCTTTCACACCTTTGCCTGTAGCTTTTGCCGCTTCGACTAAATCAGAACCTAAATCTTTCAATGCTTGTTTACGATTTTCAGATTTACGTTCGTCTTCAGCTTCTTTTTCACGTTTCTTTTCTTCTTCTCTTTCGTGACGTTTTTCAATCTCTTCGTCTGTTTCTTTATTTATTGCATTAGAATACTGAGCATTCTCAGCTTGTTCTTGGTAAGCGTCTAATTCTTTACCAAATTGGAAAATACCACCTTCGACAGATACATTAGTATTTGTATCTAAGTCATTATCATTTTCAGGATAATATTCTTCAGGTGTATTTTGCTCTTCCTCTGCACCAATCGAATCTAATTCAAATATAGATTTAGGTGAAATACCACCATTATCTTCTTCAATATAATCAGATGCGTAATCTTCTATTTCACCACTAAAAAGATTCATTTCTTAATCCTTTCAGTCTTGATTTAAACGATTAAAGATATTGATAATACCTGTTTTATTGGATTTAAAGAATTCTAAGTATTCTTCGCTTAAGTAATCTTCTACGCTAAATAATACTGACAGTAAAGAAGTACCATTACCATTAACTACTACAGGTTTATATTTAGCATTGTAGAGCATGGTAAATAACTTTTTAGTTAAATCCATACACATACGGATATCCATCAATACATTTTCATTAAATGTAGAAATTGTTTCAGATACAGGGCCTGTTACATATTGGTTATATGTCTCTTCAGCAGTATCATTACCTTCTACGATATTAATGTATTTTACAGATAGTGCTAATGCTAATGCAAAAGAAATACCTTGTAAGCGAGATTCTTGTTGAAAGTTGGAATCAGCTAATGAACGAATATCGGAATAAACTGACATTTTTATATCCTTTTTATTTTAAATTTCTTAAATCATAAGCGGCAACAAATAAACTATTGGCGCTTAACTTTTCTAATTCTTTATAGAATTCTGTTTGAGATAATAATCGACGATGATATCCTAAAATTAAATCACCTAACATACCAACAAGTGATTTATTTTCTTTATATTTAGAAACGATTTTATCAATAGTAGCAATGCCATCACGTACACGCTTACCTACTGCTTTATCAATTTCTTTATCTTTAAGCATAGACACCATATCGTTACGCATACGACCAAAACGATTAATGTCTGTATCATAGGTGCCACCACCAGAGTTTGTGTTGCCTGCTAAAATATTAAGTATACCTAAACTACCAAGCATTAACATTATTGGAGTAGTTACAGGGTTAAAAGCTACGACACTACCAATTACCCAACCTACACACATGAAAAGAGAGAAACCAGCAAGAAACTCATTAAAGAGATAACTAATAGTATTTCTAGTTTGTCTAGTACCATAGACGACAAACATCTTATTCAATGCTGTAGTAATTTCAGCACCTGCACCACAACGCACTGCGAATTTATCAGCTAGGTGTTCAGCGTTTACTTCTTCATACTCTCTTTGTTTCATTAAAGTCTTAGTATCTTTAACTTGATTAGAGACAAGTGCTGTAACAATCACTTGTTTATCCTTACCAGCTAATTCTTTAACGTCTACTTTTGTTAAAGTATTGTCACTATCATTCCATTCTTTAAGAATGATTTCTACTTTTTCAGTATCTGGTGTATTAGCAATACGGTTAAGTGTACCTAACATTGGTAGGTTAATAGAATAAGTATGTGCAGCTAATGCAAAGTAAGAGAACATATGTCCTACTTCATGTAGGATAACAGCAGATACTTCAGCAGGTGTTAATGCTACACGATAAACATGACTAGTATCCCACATCATTGCTGGGTCTAGAAATAACTCTACTTTAACATCCTGGAAAGCACCACCAATTCTAAAGTTCTTAATATCTACGAATGCTTCGATTGTACCTTTTTGTTTTTTCAATTCTCTGTTTTCGTAGTATTGTCTATAAATATTATCAATCAAAGTATGGTTTTTATTTAAATCAGGTGGCATCATTGCAAAGCATTTATATTCTGCTGAAATAACCACATTAATGCCTGTATACTTTTTAATGACATCTGTAATCTTTTTCTGATTTTCTTTATCTCGGTAGAATGTACGAGGTGTTTCAGTTTCTACAATAAACTTAATCGTACTAGTCAACTCTTCATGAAAACCTGATTTTATCATTGACCAGTTGTTTTCATTGACCATCATCTCGTTAGATATTTCTAACGATCCATCAAATAAACTCATTTTAACTATCCTTTTAGTATAACGTTATACGGTGTTCTCATATTATCTTTCGTTTTATTTGGCTAATATATATTTTTGTATTTAAAAAAATATGAATAGACTTGACTTTATAAAGGAAATTAAAATGGCAGAAGTAATTGGCACTCAATGCCGTAATGTTATTTACTTAGCAAACAATGCTGCTAAGAATGCAGTCTTAAGTGAAAAGATTGCAAATAAAGAAACAGATGTACACTTGGTTAAGATTACTGATTATCTAGACGATGGTACAGTAGATAGAAAAATCAAATTAATTAAAAACTTTAAAAAGACATTTTGGGTATGTACTCCTAAGAATAGAAACCATAAACAAAAGAAAGAAAGGTTTCCTATTTCAGAGTGTGAAGAAATTCGTGTACCTAGAAAAGAGATGTTGACAGCAGCAATGAATTCTTTAGGTATTAAGAACTTTGGGCAACGTATTTCTCCTTCTGATATTCTAAGAGGCCCTTATGTTTACGGTACTGATTTAAGTTCATCTGCTGAATTAAAATATAAATACAATCATGGTGAGTTAGCCAGTAAGACCGAGAAGTTAGCAGACGTAGCAGCATTTGACGTGGAAACCAATATCCGTAATAAAGAGAAATACGAGCATATTGAAATGGCGACATTATCCATGAAAGATATTGTTGTTACTGTAGTGGATATTAACTTTATCCGTGGTAAGTTTCCTAATATTTCTAAAGAGAAAGCATTAGAAACTCTATACAAATACGATGAGATTTATCTAGGTGAAGTAAACAAAGAAAGAAACATCAAGCAAGAGTTTTACGTAGTGGATTCTGAAATCGAAGTCGTTAAGAAAATATTTGAAAGAGCGCATGAGATTAAACCTGATTTCATTAGTGCTTGGAATATGGATTACGATGTACGCAGAACCATTGAGGCTTGTGAAAGAGCAGATGTTAAAGTATCTGATATATTATCCGACCCATCTGTACCTCCTGCTTTTAGATTCTTTGACTATAATCCAGGTAAAGAGTCTGCTTTAAGTAAAAAAGGTGTATGGAAAAACCTAGCTAACTTTGAAAAGTGGCCTCAAGTCAATGTACCTGCTAGTTTTACCTTTATTGATAGTATGTGTTATTACTATAACTCTCGTAAACATAAAGGTAAATTACCTAAGTATTCATTAGACTATATTTTATCTATTGAATTTCCTGATGAGATTAAACCTGGAATGTCTGAAAAAGAAATAGCTAGGGCTAATCGAAATAGTAAGATTCGCAAATTAAAGTTTGATGAAAGTAGTCATTTGATTGGTACTGTGGATTGGCATATTTTCATGCAAAGTAATTATCCATTTGAATATGTCATCTATAATAAGTTTGACTGTATTGCATTAGAATATTTAGATGAACAAACTATGGATATTTCACATAGTGTCGTATCAGCATGTGAATCTAGTGATTATAAAGACTTTGATTCTGAACCTAAACGATTAGCCGATGACATGCATTGGTTTAATCTAGAAAGAGGTTATGCCTATGGTACAGGTGGTGCAAATAATGAAATACCATTAGACAGTGAGTTAATTGGTCGTGATGATTGGATTATTACATTAAGAGCAGACTTATTAATTGCTGAAGGTAATAATCTATTTGAGGATGCCCGTGGCTTAAAAACATTAGTATTTAGAGATAATGCCGACATTGACGTAACCTCTAGTTATCCAAATGGTAATAGTGCCCTAAATACTTCTCGTGAAACCATGACTAAAGAGCTAATCAGTATTGACAATGTAGATGAAAGATGGAGAAGACAAAGTGGTATTAACATGAGTGGTGGATTTGTTAATGCTGTAGAAATATCTTGTCAATTATTTAACGCACCTTCCATGACTAGTATGCTAGAAGAATACAGAAGACAAAAAAAATAACTAAAAAAAAATAGACTAGGGGATGTTCTCCCTAGTCTATTTACTCTCCTTATGTTAACCCATAATAGGTTTGAACATATGGAAGTTTTCTTTGACGTACTCTAAACGATTTTCCACGTCGAAGTGAATTTCGTAACGGTCTTTACAAACCTCCAATGATTGCGGGTAAGCTGTTACAAGAATGTCTACGATATTTTCGACAGTTTTGATACCAGTCTCACCACGAATCAAATCGAAGCAATAGGCATCAACCTCTGCTTCGTATTGAATTTGTTTGATTTCATCCGCTAAGCGTTGTTGCTCTGGATTAGCAAAATACAAATTGCTAATTTCTGCATTCACTTCACGGATGGTACGACCATCGATATGGAAGTTACGAAATTGCACTGCATGAAGTTTTTCATGTGGCAAGATTCGTTTATCGATGTTCATTATTTCCTTAGTTGATTCTCGTACTTGTTTAGAGAAGAAACCCATTACCTTAAATATAGCATTAAGTGATGGGTTAATATACTTAACAATGATTTTATCTTTGTCAGTAAGATAACCGCCAAAGAATGTCAGATTAGACATCAGTTCTTCTTCAGAATCTTTCTTGAGGAAACTAATGTTGTTCTTATTCATGTATCGAGTTTGAATCCATTTTTGTTTTTCAACCTCGATATTAAGATTGCTGAACATTTCAGTTTTGTATTGGAAATTGAATTTGATAGCCATAGTAATACTCCTTAAATTTGTTTGTTAAAAGAATGTGGAAAGATTCCTCTCTCTTTCCACTATAGTAGTATATATCTGAAATAAAATAAATTGTAATAGAGTATATTAATAGACTAGGATAATATTATCCTAGTCTATTAGTGTTTATTCTTTAGTCATTCAGCATTCTGTTAAGCTTAAGCATATTTTCATTGATAAACTTCAAACGAACTTTATCTGAAATCATTTTGTTACCTTGTTCTTTCAGTTCATTGTGTCGTTTTTCAGCAGCACGATATACACTACCATCGTCAGTATAAGCGTACCAGAAATCAAATCCATTGTACATTTTAACGTATTCTTTTTCTACGTCAGTCAGTACGAAGTTTTCTAAAGTATAATTTTCCATTTTAGTTTCCTTTATAAAAGATTAAGAGACAATTCTCAGTTTAATAGTATAGACCTGAATTAATATTAATTAATTCTTTAGCTTCTTTACTATGAAAGGAAAAAAAGAAAGACATTGCTAGCCACATTGCCTTTCTTTGATTTAGGATAATAGTTATTACTTTTAGTCTAGATAGTAATAATTCTTGTTAGCCCAAGAGTCTAATGAATGGTTTTCTGCTGTTAGTGCAGCTTCCAGCCATTCATTTTCTTCTTTAGTTATTGTACCCATCATTTTCTTGATTTGAAGAGTCTGGATAAGATAACTTGAATCCATTATTTCACTTCCTTTCTACGACATGTATAACCCTCTACTCCTGTTAGTGGCAGGAGTAGAGGATTGTCGTTTATGTTATTAATAAAATCAAATAGAGAAAGAGTTTAATTCTTTCTCTATTACCATTTAAATAGTATAGATTTAAAAACAAATATAATGCTATTACTACTAGACTACCTATTGGGTAGTCTAGTAGTATAGTCTTTTTATCGAAGTTCTTTTTGTAGTTTATCTACCAATGTAGAAACCGTATCTTTAATTCTTTGGTTAGAGCAATTGTTGATTTTCAAAATCTGATTAATCTGTTTTGCACAAACACCAATTATTTTGCCCATTGCCATGTAATCGACATATGTATTACTACGTGCAATATAGATATCTGTAAACTCAATACCTTTTTCATGGTCTTCGTAAATATCTACAATTGAATTAAAATGTTTAAATGAAGTACGGATAGGAATAGGAGTCATTGCCAAACTATGGTAAACATAAATACGTATTTGCTTATCATAAGGCATTTTATTTCCACGGTAAGATTTACCGGTTATAAAGAATTCTCCATTCTTACTAATCTGGTACAACATATCAATTGTAGGAGAGATACGTTTATCAATATTGCGAAAAACTGGAATTTCTTTTTTAGGTTGTTTCACTTTAAATTTCCCTATAGTTTTTTGAGTAAGTAACATTTTGTCGATTCCCTGGGTTATAAATAAGTTATGTTAAAATGTTGTCATAACTTATATCTTTTACAGGGTGCATTTTGCCTTTAAAGATACGGGTTCTTTTTGCCATATCATAATTACGGTGTGATGGAATATTATCACAGACTAAATAAACAAAACTATGCTCTACCTCTTGTGGTAGTTTACGTAAACGACCAGCAATCTGTAGATTAGTTTGTGTAGAGTTAATGGCATTAGTCATGATAACAGTGGCTAGTTCTGGAATATCGTGTCCAGTACCTGCACCTAATACTGTAGATACACAAATATCACTGGTGTATAAGTTATCTACTGTGTCATCTTCAACGTAACTGGTTACTTTCTTATTCGGGTATAATTCAGATAGATACTTAGATAAGTCTTTTGCCATCTTAATTGTACCTACTGTAATTAATAATTTAAAATTTGGATTAATTTCGTATTTAGGGAAATGAATATCTTCAATAATTGAAACAATCATGTTGTAGTATTGTTTCAATAATGTTTTCTTCTTCATGAGTGATTTCTCAAATGCTGTTTGAGAATATCCTCTAAAACCTTCAACACGAATACCGTTTAAACTACCTAGTTTATATTTAAATGCTATAGGTTGAATATAAGATACATGTACTTTTTGCACATAACGTCTCTCTACTGGGAAAAGTAGTTTAGACATTCTGTCTACAAATTTATCATCTGCCACTGGTGTAGCTGATAAACCAAATACTCTTTTAGCACCCAAGTAAGAAACAAACTTACAGTTTAGATGATGGTCAAAGTGAGCTTCATCAATTACTAAATCGTTTACACCTAGTAGTTTTGGAAATTCCTGTGGTGTGCAGTTAAACCCTAAGTCTTTAAATTCCTCTAAAGAGTATTCTTCGTAATACTTAATAAAATTCATTAGAGTCTTAGAAGAAATTAAAACAGCTTTATAAGGGTTTCTGTTTTCTGCTAAACAGATATTAATAAACGATTTTAACTCATCAGAACCTTGAATACGGATTAAGTCTTTCTTTAAATCAATATCGTAAGTTTTATAAAAGTCTTTGATCCAACCACTGTCTTGGTTTTTACCTAAGTATTGTGGTCGCATGATGCCAACAAATCGCTCTTTCATCTTTTCGATAACAAACATCGAAATAAGACTTTTACCTTGTCCTGTTTGTAGGTGACCGAGTACGCAACCAGAATCAAACCCTAACAAAAAATCAATGACATCTTGTTGTTCACCACGTGGATTCCATCCTTCTTTAATAGTAGGATAGTAATCATCCACAATATTATTAATATCTTTGTATTCTATCTGAAAATCAATTCCTTCTCTATATCGGAACATTTTCAAGTGTCCGATTAAATCGTTTAGCATAGTACGCATGATTCTTACTTCACGTCTATCGTTAGTAAAAAATACATACCCAGCCATGGGTACACGCACCTTTTTTCTTTGTCTTTTATCGTAGTATTCGCTCCATCGCAAGTAGTTTCTTGCAAATGCGCGAACCTGATTATTGTCATCCGCATTTCTAGGATATATAATAACCTGTAACGGATAGACTTCAATCTTCATTGCTGTCATGTGTTATTCTCCATAAGGGTGTATAACCACCACCCCTATGGAGGAAGGGGTGGTGTTATCTTAACGTTTATTTATCAAATCACTATAGGTATATTCAGGCTGTTCTAATAGATTAAAGTATTCCAAGTCCATTTGTTCTGGGACGAAGAATTCATCCATAGGACAATCTGACCTATTCGTGTGGATATAGGAATTAGGGCTTGCCAATGTCCTACCTTGTTTTTCATAAGAAAGAGCACCAGACAAACTACGACCCCAAATCAATTGGTCCATCGTACCCACACCATGACCTGTATGTGGTTTCGGTAATGAGAAGTCTTTATTCACAATATCCGTACCTAGCATAGTATATGCTAATACCTGAAGAATTGATAGATTAATACCCAGTTTACTATTCACTGCATCTGATAGTTCCATTAAGAACATTTCAGGTGTTACAGAAATAGCACGCTGTTTAATTTCTTTAACTGAAGACTTAATCATCTTTTCCAATCCTTTTGCATATTTATACATATCGGATTGTTTCGGAGTGATTTCAACAATTGGTCGATTGGTATCAAAATCAATCATCTCAATTTCTACCATACCGTCATCGGTAATTGTCCAACCATTGTCTTTCATGTACTTCAGTGTTTCCATAGACAGATAACCTACATCTGTAATTGGAACAACATCAATAATCTCTTCAGTTACAGAACCATCTTTTGCAGTGAATAGAAGTTTAATACGGTTGATGTGTGAAGTACGTCTTGCCGACAATACACCTACATCACGTACATTGCTGATATCAGAAATACCATCAATAGCTTCTTCAGAAATCACTAATTTAATAGAAGTAAAGTTCTTCTTAATATCGTCTTTCAAACCAGTAGCCAGACCATCTTTCATGATTTTCATGAACTTCTGTACGTGGTCAGTCAATTCAACCAAAGCACCAATAGCTGAAGAAGTATGGTGTTTTGTAGACAGTACTAACTGCGTAATAATTTGTGTAAACGAAATAATAGCAAAGTGTCCTACATTACGATATTTTGGTACACTACGTGATGCTTGACCAAAACAGGTAGAACATACACCTTGTGGGTCAGAATGCTGACAACCAAAGATAGTTCTTACTTTAATTCGTTTACCAATTAAGTGATGGTCTGTTTTCTTAATAGGTTTTAAGATAGGTTTTAATTTACCATTTACTTCTACTTCATCGGCAACATAATACATACCTTCTAGAAATTCCAAATCTGAAATCACATAACCATCTCGGTTATCACGTACTTGGAATTCAAAATAGTATTCAGAACCACAGTCGCCAAAATGTAGATTTCTCAATTCCATGCCAATGAATTGTACACGACGAGAAAAATACTCTGTAAACTTCAGTGGGGCAGATTGGTTATTCAGAGACATTGCAGCTGTACGTGATTCAATCAATCTATCGTACAATCTGTGGAAGCCATCCATATAACCATCTTGAATAGGTTCGTTAAAGATATCTGAGTTGATATCGGTTACAGAACCACGTGGTCCAAAACATTGCATCAATTGTGGGATCTTAATCACACTTGAACGCATCATGATGGAAATGTTATTGAACTTGTGTCTTTCTGAAGTCATTACCTTTTGTTTACGCTTATAGATACTGGCAATGTAATGCGGGTCTTTTACCGTATTAGCGTTAACTGGATAATCCTTCTTAATCTTAATAATTTCAGGGTCAAATTCAATATCTAAGATGTCTTCAATATTCATCGACATATGGTATTTTGCACGATGAATTTGTACATCATTAAAGATATCGTTAAATGCCCTCATGTATTCTTCCCATACTTCAGACTGTAATGCCCATGCTTTCTCATTGGTATCCATTGGATAGATATCAAATACACTGTTTACAATCTTAGAAAGAAATAAACGAAACGACGTTGGTGTAAAAGAGAGTTCGTCTTTCATGTAAGATGAAATAAAATGCTCTTTAGTGATTGGGACATTGGGAAACTTTTTAATGATTTCCCATCCGTATCGTGAGATTGCAACTTGTGTCCCTGTTGTATCGATTACTTCGCCGTCATCAAACTCTAGTTTAAACTTACCGACAAAGTTCTCTAATACATCTACAGGACTTGCATCTAGTATTTTCCTTGCAGCTAATTGCATGTTGTTTTCCTTTATAAAATAACAGGTCTAACATATCAATAATATATATCAGACCTGCTATTCATTTTAGTCGTTATCGTTGCTTTCAGTTTCACCTGAATCAGAATCATCAGAATCATTTGATTCGTCAGTATTTCCATCCAAGTCTACTTCTTTATCGTCGTCATCGTCATTTGACTGTTGATTACTATTACCCTTACTACCTTTTTGTTTAGGTTGTTCATCATCACTCTCATCAATTTCCATACAGATTGCACCTGTAATTGGATCGATTTTAGACAATACTTGTTGACTTGGGTCAAACTCAGCATACACCATCTTCGTACCATTTGTTTGAATAAAATGGCGAAGGATTTGCAATGGTCGGTTTGCACCAATATTAATCTCATTAGGATTAATCACATCGTCGATATCTGTTGGTCTGTCTGTTGTATAAATCGTTGTTAAGATTTTATCAACAGTCTCTGGATTATTAGAACGGTCATGTAATACTGCTGCTAATCCAGAAGGACCACTACCTACCAACAAACGACCTTCAGACTCACCTGGGAATTTAGTAGCCTGTTTACGGATTTGTTGTGTAGTTTTATCTTTAGATGTCAGTGGTACAATAATACCATTTGGTTGAGTAGCTGCTGTAGATACTGCTGCAGCATCATCACCAATCTTCTCAAGACAGATATAGTATTGTGGACCAATACGTTGTGGTGTGGCTGTATCTTCAAAACATTGTTTATGTGGATTCCAGAATCTTAAGCAATGTGGGTCTGATAAGAAACCTTCTTCTTTTAATGTTTTAAACACGTGTAACATACGACGATTATTACCATGAGGCATCCAGATAATAGGTGTCTCGTGAATCATGTGGTATAAATCTACTGTCTTCTCTTGGAATGACATGGATTTATAGAAATCGTAATGTTTGTTTGAACAGATTTCGTAAAATCTTTCCAGACGTGCAAAGATAGGTTCAAGTACATCACGAGGAAGTCTGATGACTTTATCACGTAGATTAGGTGTAGAATCATTCAGGTTAACTGTATTGCATACCCATTGTTTCAATTCCAACATAGCTGCTTTTAAGCTAACTTCGTAAGTCTGTCCTTGGTTCATTCGGTTAAAGGTAGAGTTTACACCAATACAAATATCTGCACGAATACCTGTAATAGGATCATAAGGCATTTGAGATGGTTCTACTGTGATAACATCTGCAATCACACCTTTGTTACCATGTAAACCTGTAATCTTAAAACCAGGGCCTACTTCTTTCGTATATTCTGTTGTTACAATGACAGTAATATCATCTAACTTACGATTGAAGTTTGAAACTTTCTGAATAGGTACATTACGTGTACGTTCATCATTAGTTGGTTCATTGGTAATTGCCATACAGTGTTTAATCAGTTGGTCAAAATCATCTGTAAACTCTGCATTACCATTGGTCTTAGCCATGATTTTACGATACTCTGCAATAATACGTTCGCAGAAATCACGATAAGCATTTGCATACTTATCTAATTGTTCCATGACTTTAGGTGCTACAGCTGTATTGGTCTTAGGTTGTTTATAAACGATGATATCAATTACACGTGCTTCTTGACCATTACCATCTAATGGTACATCTGTTACAGAATCGAAGATTCGTGTAGATTTCTTCGTAAACATAATAGGTAATAGTTCTGGACGATATTCTCGTTTTGCCATTACAATACCTGAATATGCTTGGCCTGTAGGAATACAATATTCACCAATATCTGGCATGACTTTATAGTTGTCATCATCACCATAAAGATTCAATGGGAATTCTTTTTCACCTAATTCAAATACACGTGTGGTAAATGTTTTGGTTTTAAGTAATGGTGCAACATCTTTAGCAATCAGGATTGAGTCTTCAATAGTACCTTCTAAAGAAGAATACAAAGTATTCAAGTCAATACCTGGTGAATACAAACCATGTTTATCTTTTGCAGGTGTATCGTATAATACGGTTCCTTTTGGAATACTGTTACCTACACGAATCTGTTGTGCTTCTTCTGTTGGTTTATATTCAAAACCAAACTTAGGATGTGAAGAACTAAAACGTGTGATATCGATAATACCAAATAAAGGACGAGAACCTTCATCGAATGTTTGGTAGATAACAATCTGTTGTGGATTCAATTGAATACCGTTATGTTGGGACGGAATATAGCGGTTTACAATCGAAAATACTACCATGTTATGGGGTGTGGTAATGGAATTAGAGAATCTGCCGTACTCTATATCCGCACCAGTTTGAATCATATTCGGCTTACACCCACTAATCACATAGTGTTGTGAAATGGCGTTTGCCTGCATTTGACCACGTGATGAAGACGTGTATTCGCTAAACGGATTAAAGGCTGTCGCGCCAATTAACCGTATATCGTTTTCGTTATAGACTGTTTCAATTTGTTCAGTCATTTTGGTTTCCTTTTATAAGTGCTTCACTATACTAAAAGATAGAATAATACTATTCTATTTCTTCCAATTTAATAATATATACCTGAAAGGTTTTACAAATGGCATCATCATTACTTGATTCTACATTCGATGATGGCGATTACGTATCTGAAAGTTTTAAAACAGTATTAGAGGACCATTTATCCATCTTAAGTGATCCTAAAAATATTGAGGAATTTAAAACAATCTCTCCTATTGACGCAAATCGCTTTGAATACGATTTCTACGGCTTGTTAAGAAACTTAGCTGTACCAGTACAACATCACTGGATTACAATGAGAATTAATGGTTATTCATCACCTAGTGAATATAAAAAAGATAAGCTAACAATTAAGATTCCTCGTTCTGAATTAATTAATAGTTTACTTTCTTACCATAATCAAATTGTAAAACGGACAGCTAGTTAAATAGAACTACTCCTAGATAATATCATGTTAAAAAAATATATAGTAATCTAGATACACTACCGTGTGGTAGTGTATCTAGTTATTACTATTTATCGTTTACTTATCGTTTACGAGTACCAAACAATGAAGCAGAACCATTACGGTTAAAATAGTTATTGTTGTTATAATTGGTAGTAGCACCATTATAACCACGATTAACATTATAACCATAACCATTATTGTTGTTTACATTCACTGTATGTGATTGTCCAGGAACATATCCGTTAACTGCTGCTGGTGCAACGAATTGTCGGTAATGGTTATTAATCTGATTCTGACGATGCGCTTGGAAACCACTGTATTGACCATTGTTTGGTTGATACTGTTGTACTGGTTCTGGGCGACGTAAGAATTGATTACCTACTGGTTGTGCTTGTTGAGCTGGCTGATATTGTTGTACATATTGTACAGGTTCTTGACGTTGGATGAACTGGTTACCTGCTTGATGAGGTTGAGTTACTGGTTGAGTTTGTACAGGTTGTGTTGCTACTGCTTGTGTAGGCTGTACTACAGGAGCTACAGGTGCTGCTGGATGTGCTACAGCAGGGTGACCACTTACCTGTTCTGTAACTGCACCGTATTTACTACGAGAAGGAGCTTCTTGTTTCACTTCTTCTTTAGTTACAGCTGCTACACCTTCATTACCATCTTGCAAAGGAATCAACAAATATTC